AGTATATTTTAGCACCTTGTCCAAAAAAATTTTAATTGGAGGGATGAAGTAACATTGTTTATATAATCCTAGAGCACTACCCCTAAGAAGTTGTTTAATAGGCACATGTTTAGGTGGTTGGACATAATATCCAAATTTTGCCAACACCTTACCGGGCATTGGACCTAACACAAGACCATGATTAGTCGGATACAATCTACTAGAGCAATATTCTGCTTGAAAAACAGATTTGCGGTAAACAGCTTCACTAGTAAATCCCAACTTTAACATATAAGGAACCCAGGGAATCTTAACACCACTGAATCCAAGATTATCATCTCCATTAACGAACATTTTAAGTGCATGCATTGCCTGCATGGGTGAGCATTTTGTATGATATCTATAAATAAAATAATGCATCAAACCATTCAATAAAGAATTACCTAAAGATGTGTATGGATCACCAGATTTTCTTGTTCCTGGAACCTTATACCTATAACCCCACTTTGTACGACCCCTTGTATTTATGTTTTGTTTTATCAACATATCTACTGCACGAGGGGCTCCCCAACTAACGAACAACTTATGTTCTAATTGCAACAAAGGTACTCGAACGCTACTATCGAAGACTCCTATATCATCCTCGAAAACACTTTTTTCCAAGTGTTTTTCACATTCATTTCCAATTTCTTCATTAGTTTTACCACTGCCAAAAGTGATAAAGTGCTTCATGTTCCAACATTTCTTGAAACGATCCTGACATGCCATCATCCAAGGCCCAACCAAACAAATGAATTGAGCTTCGGCACCAGAGATAAAGCGGGGGGCTTTCTCTTTGTCTCCACAAAGAGTACGATAAAGTAAATTTTCCATTTTTAAGAAAGAAGAACGCTGGGTAAATTGCAGCAATTGTGAGTGTGTAAGATATGACCACTCATCAATGCCATCTGCATATAATTGCAAAAATGTTCTATATAACGTTTGTTTAACAGACGGTCTAGCATTCGATCTAATGAGATAAGCTCTATGTTCAGGCTTCAAATCACTCCACTGTTTCTTGGAATAGTTTACTTGTTTATCTATAATTTCTTCAGTTTTTATTTTACCCATACCAGGCAAGACTTGCTTACGATCTCTCCAAACTGTATTGACGAAGAGATTCATAAATTGATTATCTGGGTGGGGCGTGTCGACAACTACACGCGAATTAAGAGACTGCTCTTCATTATGAAGGTTGTCGGCAAATACTATAGGACCAAAGTTATTAGTGTGATAACCTACAGTCATTTGCTCCTTTAACTCCTCACGCGCTTGAAATTTATTATGTTTATTGAGGAAAGGATTATTTAATATGGCAGCCATTGGTTTGATTGGTTTTATAAGATTTACTGAATTTATTGTTTGCATGACAATCCTAGGTTCTGAAACATAAGGATTTATTTTTGGTTTCCATAAAGATGTGGTGGATTTAACTACAGAGATAGCATACTTTTTACCAAAGTTACCTATCTCAGCCAATGTATTAATAAAATTGGACATCTAAGGATAATATTCTATAATTGTGGGGGACATTACGTCCAGTAAACTTACGATTAACCCATCTCATAACTAAATATAGAACAAAACCAACATAATAAGGAGCATACAAATAAAACAGTGACATTTGAATAAACACAAAGAGATGAGAAGGAGGTAGTATTGAACGTACCATTCTCCAACCATAAACAGGTACATGCCAATCAACATGATCATCCCTGAAATGAATCTCCCGTGACAAGAAACTAACTGTATATAAAACAGTTATTCTATAATATATTAACAACAAAATACAAGTTAAAGATAAAGGAAATACTAATGAACCATCATACACCCCAATATTACTATAGGTTACCACACGGTCGGACCAAATGACTGTCCCGTTGTTGGTTGAAGATGGAAAAATGATAGTCGTAGATGTTGGCTGCCAAGTATACGTAGCAGCAGTTAATAACATGAACCAAAACAGATACAGTGCACCAAAAATGCCCAGCATGTAAAACTTTAGCCTACTAAAGTTCATGAACTCTGTTTCAATAAACATGTTACCCCCAAATCGAAGGGCAACAAACACGATAAATAATAAGGACACCCAAAAAGGATTGAATGCTCTATCAAACAATAAGTACTCCATGAAAGCATAAATAAATAATAAAAGGAAACAGTAATTCCAAGACCACAACTTTTCATTAACAATGGCATTGGTACCTCTATGATCCTCCTCAGTTTCCCAAAAAGCTAATAAAGGTGCAAAGAGTACAGAATCAAGGTAAATTTTCGACTGAGCATCATAATTTCTCATTAAATGAATAGCTCGCATTTTACATTGATGATAATTTAACTTGTCTCTTGCTAGGGCTGTAACCCAAAATACTTTCAATTCATTAACAATTGAAACTGGCATTTCTACACTAACTTTTTTAGTTTTATAGTAGAAACCGTAGTGTTTAACTAGGTCTGTCTCGCTATGAACGCAGTCAGACAGAAAGCCATGGAAACACGCTTGTGGTACTTCAAATACACGTGTTTCACTTGTTTTATTCCTATTCTCATAATTATCAAACATATAATGCCCTTGATAATTTTTTACTCGAATAGGTCGCTCAACATCTTCTGGCGGAGGTGGTTCCGATTCAGATTCCGAAGAAGAAGAACT